GCTCCTTTCGCGGCGAAAAGCATTCGCTCAAGTCGTCCCAACATCGTTTCCCTCGTCGGGAGAACGATATCAGTAGGTAGGGATCGATCCATCTCACGATGGGATTCGACGCTACCCGGCACTCCTTTCAGACCCCACGGATTCATAGGAGAAATCCAGTGGCTGAGCCAAAGACTATTAGGTAATAGTCTAAGGAGGACCGACCAGACCTTCTTGTCGAAGGTCATCATCTGATCAAGAACGTCCTCTAGTGTTAGAGTTCGTAGATCAGAGGACAGTGTTGTTTCACCATATAAATTATGGTGGAGAACACTAGATAGGCCCATCAGGGAGCCAACTTCTGTGTCTCGACTTTCGAAGAGTTTCTTGGTCATGGCTTCACGTTCCCAAAGGGGTAAACCCTTAGGATTGAAGTTAAGACCATATGGAAGAACACACTGCTCAACCATATCAAAAACTCGACGTTGTCGACGAGACAGTAGAGAGCGGCTTCGGTACCCTAATTGACGACAGATATCAAGGAAATTGTCGTTAGAAATTTCCGTCCACTTAAACTGAGGTATTACCTTAGTAGAAGTGAATATCTTTCCCGCAAACTCACAAACGTTTGCGCTCGAGATAGACTTATCTCGAGAGTAAGGGCATTTCATCTGTTCGAGTACCTTAATATAGCTTTGATATAAATTATCATCTAAGATAACAACATCATCGCCAAGCACGAAGAATTTATCGTCGTGTTTGCATTCATTAAGATACCAGAGTAACATCCCATGGGTAAGGGTGAATGAGGCAAAACTAGGATATAATCCTAGAGGTTGTCCACGCATCCACTGGAGGACTCCAACAGGAGAACGCCAGCAACTTCTTGATATATCCTCGAAGAGGTGTATATCAATAATATTACCAAAGAGAGCTCTGAGAACGACTGCCTGAATTTCCAGAGGGAAATAATCAGTAGCCGAGCTAAGGTCAACAGAATGAATCTGTTTTCCTTGACTAAGATGAATCTGAAGAGTAGCTTGAGGCTTGAATTGATCGAAAGTGCAGTCCCAAGGTAGTGACTGAACTATTTTGTACACTGCTTTTCCAAAGGGCCGTAAGGCTAATTGGTGAACCAAGTGTGGACTCGCGATTGAACGCAGTTTTCCACCTGGATGCTGCAGGAAGTGGATTTCTCCACCTTCTACAAAATCGCGATCGTAGGACATAGTGGGTACCTCCTTATGGAGGTAGTCACTGAATGCACCCATTCCATATAGAACGGGTTCATACAAGTATCTATACTTGAAATATAGAGACTTATGTG